CGCGGGATTGAGGGCCTAGAACATACGTCATCACGCCACTCCCTTGAGTTTTTCCCATGACTTAAGGCCAAGCACCGCAGCCGCAAACGTCAGCCACACGGCAAGATAACCCTCGTTCATGGGCTTACCGATGGCGTGTCCAATAAACCCGGCATAGGCCGTGCCACCAACTACAACCCAACCAGCGGTAGGACGCCACAGACGGTCAAACGCCTGCCAAGCCCAGTGCTTGCGGATGGGGTGATCTGGCAGGGGAATGTCAGTCACGGTCGCTTGTCCTGTTCAATGCGGTCAAGCTGTTCCTTCATAGCCTTGGTTCGTTCGTCCAGCCGGGCCAGCGTTCCGTCAGCCAAGGGACTGGCAAGACGTTCCAGCGTAGCCACACGCTGATTGATGCCCCCGCCCCAGAAAATGAGCGTAGCGGCTTGAGCGACTAGCGCCACGATTACGCCAATCATGGCCCAGTTTAGTTTACGAGCGTCCGAATGCAGGGTCATGATTAAACCAACCAGCGCCAAGTGAAGTCATAAAGCCGTTTCGTGCCGCTGCCGGTCCATGTGTTGCCAGCCATGTCGCGATATAGCGTAAAGACACCGCCCGTTGACAGTTCAGCCTCGCCCCACGTCGCAGTGCCATTATCCATGACCTTTGCATACAGGCGGCGGGTGCCGGACGGGCGCATATAAGTTGGAAGCGGAATTGTCGTTCCGAGCGTGAACGCCGTAGAGTTCGACGTGCCACTGAGCAAGGCCGTGCTGCTCATAATAGCCCACGGACCCTCGCGTCGGATTGTAATTGCCATATTTGTGGTGCCATCAATGCCCGCCACGCTAAGAAGGAACGAAGCCGGGTATTCGCCCAGCGCGATGCCGTCTTGAGAAACCCCGGTCGCAATTGCGGGGTCGGCCATAAAGCGGGTGAAATCCACCGCGCTATTCGTCAGGCCCGTGCTGCTGACAAAAGCTCGCGTCCCGACATAGGTGTTTAGCGCCGCATCAGACCGCAGCAGATTGACCTCAAGGCGCACGGACACTACGTCTGTGCCGGTCGCAGTCAGGCTGACATACCGAGGCTGGGTCGTGGATCCGCCCGTGCCGGGGCTTTGCACATTGTCCATGACCGCGCGATAGAACCCGCGAGAACCCGCGTTGATTTCCAAGCCAACAGCGTAGGGGTTGATGAGTTCAACGTCCATGCCGCAAGCGTGGTCAGTGAACTGGGTTTTTGCCGCGCCGACAGTCCCGACCAGCCCACCAAAGCCAGTCGCCCGACCGCTGATGAAGCAGTTTTGAGCGCGATTTGAGGCGCTGGCATCGGAAGCACCCGCAATCAGGAAAGCCTCGCCGCGCCGCTCGTTTCCATCTGCATAGGTCGAAAACGCAGCCGACGTATTCACCGCGTCAACGTCCCTTGCAAAGCACCGGACAGGGCCGAGCACCGACGAGCGCGTTGTCAGCCAAACAGCCCGGCGACTGTCGCGGATGACCGGCGCGATAAAGCCGCAATCCACCCCGCCGTGCGTGTCGAACGGCTGCCAAGAGAAGCCCTTGGCAAAGCCGCCGAACCAGACGCAACGCTCCGAGTTGGGATAGCGGACGTAATCCGTCGAGCCATCGTTGCCCGACCACGACACGGCAAAGCACTCAAGAGCGCCCCCGCCGCCCAAGCCGGTCGCATCAAGAAAGATACCGCCGACGCCATAACAGTCGCGCGTTCCCTGCGTAATCATGAACCCGTAGCCGAAGTTCTTGGCGACAGGGTTGGTGATGACCATGCGCTCGACATAAAGCGGTTGGATGCAGAGGTAGCCGAAGTCCTGAATATCCGGCTCAAGGATTTTGATGTCGGAAATGAACGTCGGAGCGACCGCCGCGCCGTTGACCGTCCCAGACAGGTAGATGCCGATGGAGGCGGCGTTGTATGTCCCGGACGGGCCGCGCAGCTTGGGCTGGATAAGCGTCACATTCGACGCGGTGATCGACAAGAGCGAGATGTTCGCAGCCGTCGAAATGGTTCCACCCTGGAAGTCGATAGTGGAGTTCGCCGGAATGGTCAGGCCGGTCGCGCAGCGATAGTTCCTACCCGGCCGCAAGGTCAGGACAGCGTTAGCCGCAGCCGCTGCCGTGATTGCGTTCTGCATGGCCGTGGCGTCGTCGGTAGAGCCGTCGCCAACCGCGCCGTATTGTTCGGGGTAAACGACGCGGCGCACCGCAGTCTGCACGGTCTCAGCCACCGCCCCCGTGCCGGATTGCAGGAGGCCGACCAGTGCCGAGCCGCCAGGCGCCGAATAGAACGCCTTGATGTAGTCGGAAAACACCGTCGCAGTCGTGCGCTTGGCGGGACCGGGCGAACGATAAACGGCCAGCACATCGCTATCCACCACTGGGGCGGTTAGTGCCTGAAGTTCAGGAAAAGTCTTACGGGGCGTATCGACCATTTTAGTTCCCTAGAACTTGATGATAAACATGAGGGCGATGTTACGCGGACGCGTCTCGGTGCCACCGGTTGAGGCCGTGTTGTATGGCGTAATGGTTTCAGCGCCGCCCGTGCCGGTCGTGGTCAGCCCCGATCCAGTGTCATCGGTTGCAGACGGCGGCGTAACCGAGTGAACGTGCGCCTCAAGCTCATCAGCCTGCGCCGAACCAAACGCGCGAGCCGGGTCAATGCCCCGCCCATTATCCCAACCACGCGCAAACTCGCCGCGCATATCGGGCAGGTTGAAAGTCGTCGAACCGTCACCAACACCAAACACCGTGCCGATCGCCGTAAACAGGCCCGCATATGTCGTCCTAGACACCGCTGCGCCGCTACATTCCAGCCAACCAGTAGGGGCCGTGTTGGCCGCATACATGGTCACAGACCCGACAGGCACAGCCGCCGCAAACGTGCCAGCCGCGCTAAGGAAACGAGCCGCCGCCGTATCTCCAGCCGCAGGGGCAGGAACTAGGCCCTTAGTGCCACCCGATCCGCTATCACCCACCACCGCGCTTAACAGCGTCGTTGCTTGAGTGCCTGTCAGGTCTTCTACAGCACCCGTTCCAGCCGTCACCCGGCCCTTGATCGTGGCCGTGGCTACCGTCGCCAGTTTGGCATTCGTAAACGATGCGTCAGGAACGGTCACAGTCGAGGTAAAGGTAGCCGTGCCGTTAAAGGTTTGGTTTCCGGTAAACGTGCCGGTAGCGACAACCGAAAGCGTATCTGCCCCTGCGTTGCCAATGGTCGTGTTACCGTTGACCGTTAGGTTTCCGGTGACGGTTTGGTTTCCAGCAAACGTCACACCGAGCGGGAACGTCACCCCAGCCGAGGTGGCAGCCAGAACTGACACACCACCGCACACTAGGCTTACCGAGTTAGCAGCCGGAAAATAAAAGCCCGTATCTACATCACCAATCACCGAGATTGACGGAGCCGTAATCAGGCCATCGGAAACGCGGATGCCTTGAGCAAACGGAATGACCGCAGCCGCAGCCGTCTGGCCATCGGATGCAAGCGATTGCGTCAGCGCCGTAGCGAGGTCCGCAAGCGTGGCGTTCCAATCATCCGACAGGATAGCGGTTTCAGGAACCGCAGGGTTCCATGTGTTTGATGGGGGCGAATATGAGCCGGAACCGTTGCGGGCCATCTCTAGTCCTCTTGTCCTGAGCCGAGAGCTACAGTCGCACGAATGCGGTTAGCGCCTCGGGGACGGTTAAGCGCACGGGTCAGCCGAGCGTTAAAGTCTTCGGAGTTGGCCATCAGCAGATTGGCCAGTGTGTCTTTGTTGGCTTGTGCCGTTAGCTCATCAACCGCACCCGCAACGCGTCCAGGAATTCGCATTGGATTTAACAGCGAAGCCCACGACTCTTGAACGGCATCGCCGCCGCGCATTTGCCGTTGAAGGTCTTGAATAAACGCTGTTTGCGAACCGCCTTGATGACGTTGGCCGGTCGCCATCAGTATCTCAACCAGATTAGCCATTGGGTCGGAACCGCGTGGCGGAACCGCGTTGGCATTTATAGGCGGAAACGCCATGTTAGGGTCAGGGCGGTTTACAACGTCGAGCGCACCCATGACGGTCCGGCGCTGTTCAGGGTTACCGAAAGCGCGAGCGGCAAAGTTTGCGCCGCCAAACTGATTAGCGCCTGTTGCCAGATTTTGTTGCGCTTCCATCGCTTGACGCGCCAGTTGTTGCCGAACAAGCGGGCCACCGACAGACGGGTCAATCTCGCCCATAAGCTCTAGCGCACGGGCGGTTTCAGCGGCTTGACCCTCAAACGGCATCGACGGAAACAACGCTTCCGTTTGTGCAGCAAGTTTGGGCTGAACATCAGATTGTCCGGCAATTGTGCCGATGGGTCCGCGCCGAAGCGGATCAACAAATGCTTGGCGTCCCGTTGCTACGGTTTGTCGTGCTGCTGCAAACTCAGGCGATGTCGCCGCCGCCAATTGTCGTGCCAGTGCCGCCGCCTGTTCGCGCCGCGCCGCCAACGTGTAATTTCCCGTTGGGTTCATCACACCGGGACGAACGTTTTCGCCCATCGTGTCAAGCTGCTGAATGACACGGTTTACGGTCGAAAGGTCTTCAGGCCCGCCCGTGACAAGCGGGGCAAGTTCTTCATTTCCCATGAGTTGCGCCGACGCGGCGCGATAGGATGGATCAGCTTGCAGTCGCGCAAGGTCTGCCGGGTCTAGCGTTTGCCCAGGAAGTTGAGCGTATAGCGGTTCTGCGCTTTCATTTACGCGCTGGCGCATTCTGGTAAGCACATTTTCCGCTGCGCTTTGTGCTTGCCCAGCAAGCTCCCCCGGTTCAACCAACGGGCCAATTTGCTCAAGTTGAGCGTTAATCGCGTTTCGCGTTTGCTCCGGCAATTCCGCAAAATATCGCTGCAAAAGAGGCGACTGGCCCTCGACTGCTCGCTGCAACTGGCCTAGTCCGGTTGCGCCGCCCGTAACCTGTTGCAGAGCATTGGCGTTAGTCATGTTAATGCCTGCCGCTTGCGCTCTATCCCTAAGCGCCGCCGCCATTTGCAATTGTTGCGGTGTCACACCCTGCGCCGCATTCCGAAGCGAAATGTCAGCACCGCCGCGAACGGCATTTACGCCCCCGACCGCCAAGCCGCCGCCAAGGCCAGCAATGGTGCGGGCCATAGTTTGCGCCGTTGGGCTTGCGCCCATGCCTTCCGCAATTTGTGCAGCGCCTTCACTAGCAAAGGCGGGAACTGCTACGGATGCAGCCCGCGTTAACGGACCACCTGGTGCGAGACCGCCAATCAGGTTTTCGCCAAAGGTTCGTGCATACTCACCCGGAACCGTTTGCGGCTGGTAATAGTCGTAACCAATCTGGTTCCGAATGGTCTGATTTATTTGCGCTCCGGTAGGCCCAACAATGCCAAATCCCGGCATATTTTGGCCCAGCGATTGCTTGCCGTAAATCATTTGGCCAATGGTGCCTTGCATACCGCCTAAACCGGTCAGGCTTTCGACCACGCCGGTTGGGAGCGATTTGGCTATGTCAGTGCCAACGTCTGAGTTTTCTTCGATAAACAGACCGGGCCGGATTTCTTGCGTTCCCGGCCCACCGGCACCCGGACGCGCATCACGCATCATTCGTGACACTTCACCGTTGGGCAGCCTGACATACATTCCCGCGTTCAGATACGCGATGTCTTCCGGCGGAAGCGTTTGAAGGTCGATAGGGTCTAACCGCGTTCCTTGGTTGCCAAACGCCTTTGCGTTGGCTGCGGCTTCTTCCGCGCTCATAGTGTCCAGCGGGGCAGACGGCGGTGTTGCCCCAGCAAGGGGTGGAGACGGATAAATGCCGTTGTCACCCGGCAATAGTTCCGGCTGAAAAGGCGCATCTGGGCCAGCTTGCGGAACGGACGGGCGAGGAGTGGCGGCGGGGTCGTTTGCCCAAAACGGCGCAGGTTCGCGCTGCTGGCGAGTAGGCGCCGCAATCGGATCGTTCGCCCAAAACGGTTCCTGCCTCACTGTTTTGTCCTACGAACGCCGTTAGGGTCAATGTATGGTTCACCGCTTGCAAGCTCGTTGTATTGCGCTTGTGTGGTAATCCGAGGCGGCGATCCGCCGCCACCGGCAGGCGTTCTTGGCGGTGCCGGAGCCTCGTCGCCACCCACAATGTTACGCGGGTCAATGCCGTAATCGTTAGCCATGCGCGTAAAGTCTGTCACCCGCGATTGATAGCCCTGCTCGTAGGTGCCGAACTGTGCGCGACCAACCGCGACAATTTCCGCCCGTTGTGCTGGCGTCAAACGCTCGCCGGTGACGACGCGGTTGTAAAGACCACGAATAGTTTCGGGCACTCCACCCGAGTTTTGCACCGTCGCAGCTTCACCTTCGCGCACGGTCGAACCAGGGTCAAAGATTTTCATTACGCCAAAGATGCCGCCGACATCACCAATGCCGGTGCCTTGGCCAAGCGATGCTTCGACCTTTTGGAAGGCTTGGCGAACGGTTCTATATTCTTGCGTAAGTGTTCCAAACTCGCGCCGCAATTCACGCTCATTCTGAATGCGGTTGCCGCCAGCCGCAGGGTCTTGCGGACCGCCACGAATAGGCTGAAGGCCCCCGTCAGGGCCAAGCTCGTATCCCGGGTCTTGACGGCTGACAACAGACACAACGCCTTCAGGGCTGCGCGTCATCAGCGTTCCAGCCGGAACCCCGAAATTGTTTCTAGGACCAGCCAAAAATGTTTCGTTTTGTGCTTCTTGGGGAACGCCTTGCTCACCAAACAACCGAACAGGCGGCGTCGCGCCAGTCGGGTCAGCCAAATAATTGATGCCGTTTACATCGACGACGATTCGCCGTTCAGCAGCAGGCGCGTCCATGCGCTGACGAATGCGGCTAATCTCGCCATTTACCCACGCTCCGACAGCAGGGTCACCCGTGCGGCGGAATATTTCCAAGCCTTGTTGAATGCCTGCCAGTTCGCCAGGAGTGCCCGCCAACGGGTTTTGCGGGGCCGCAGGCGCAGCGGGCGCAGCCATTTGCGGCGCGGCAGTCGGACTAGGTTGCGCTGGCACTTGACCAAACAACAGCGCATTTTCCAGCGTTGGCTGCGGCGTTGCCTCGACGGGCGCAACCGGCGTTGGGGGCGGCACGTTAGCAACAGGAATGGGCTGACCGACATTGGGCAGGTTAGACCCCATGACCTCACCAACCGGCGCTGTAGGCCCGGTCGATGCCGGTGTGCTTGGCATCGGCACCGTCGTTGGCATGGGCGTAGGTGTTGATGCAGCGGCTGACGGCGGCGGTTCGCCGCCCAAACCACTGAGCTGCAAAGCATAAGCACTAGCCTGGTCAGCCGTCCGCGCTGCCCGTTCGTCCCGCACCGCCCGTTCTGCACGGTTAGCGCCGAATTGCGTGATGCCTTGACCAAGAAGCCTAGCCGCTAGTTCGCCGTAGCCGCCCTTAATCTCAACGGGCTGGCGCTGTTCTTCAAGCAGTTTAGCCAGCATTGCGCTACGGCGCATTGCCGGGGTTTCGATCATCTGCGGGGCAGGCATGGGAGCGCGGGCCAATTTATTTCCCCGGACCACGGAACGGATAGGCACCAATGCCAGCGGAGCCAAGCGAGAACAGGCCGCTCATTAATGCGTTGTTCTGGCCCATCCGCGCCTGATAGTTCTGGTTCAACTGGTTTTGCGCCAAGCCTTGAGCGCCAAGAACGTCCGTCTGGCCCACGCCGGTCGGGCTGTATTGGATGCCCTGCGGCATACCAACTTGGCCCGTGCCTAGCAGGGCTTGAAGCTGCTGAAGGGGCTGGTTCTGGACGTAAGCCCGCTCTTGGAGGCCCTGCGTCCGCGCCTGATTACCGAATGTCCCGCCCGCAATGGCTTGCTGAATAGCGCGAGATTGTTCCGCGCCACCGGCTTGAATGGCTTGGTTGGCTGCCTCTCCGTATGCGTCAGCTCTATCTCTAGCAAAATCAGCTCGAAGGTTTCGCGTTGCCTCGCTATTCGCTCCAAGGCCCTGCGCGGCAAGACGTGCATCTTGCGACCTCTCAAGCCGCTGAAACTGCGGGTCAAGCCTACGGGTCTGGCTGGCATAAACCGAATCCTCAAACCGTTGGCGGTCAAAGTCAGGCGCGTTGTAGCCTTGCAGTTCCGGCAAGCCCTCGGTGTTTAAGCCTTGACTAAGCGCGGTGTTCACCCGGCCAATTTGCTGGCCAGCCGTGTCAAGGGCGCTACCGTAAACGCCGGTCGAGCGTTCGTAGTTCTGCTGTTCAAGCGGCGAGAGCGTCGTTTCCTGACGGTAGCCGCCTGGTTGCGTCGGGTCTGCAACGTAGCGCGTTGTGCCTTGGGGGCCGCTAGTGCCAATAAGGTTTAATCTTTGCTGCTCTTGTGCCGTGCGCGTGTTGGCGCTTGCTTGCGCGTTGGCAAGCGCTACGGGATCGGGTGCGGCGGGGGGGCGAGGCTTAGAGATGGGGAACGCTCCCGAGACACGTTGAATCTGTGTTGCGACCACTCAGAGGCCAGCAAGCCGGATATGATTGTGTCATCGTCACCATAACCGCGCCTCACAGTCCCTTCGTGCTTAAAGCCGAATTTCTGTAGGAACTGGCGAGCCTTACGCAGTTTTTTCGGCGTGAGACTGGTGATCCGATTGCACCCAAGCTGGTCGAATGCGTAGCTGAGTATGCCCGTGACAAGGTTAGGCGTCAACCAGTTGGACCGACTAGCGGCAAAGCTAACCTCAATGTTGCGATATTGAGGTTGATATTGGTTGAAAACCACACCGCCTATGAGATTGTCGTGCTTATCGACCACCCCGATGGCCTCGCATGGTCCCCAGTCCAGTCCATGCCCAATCTGGTCCGCTACCCATTGAGCGACCAAGGGCGAAAACGGGCCAGAGACTAGCCTCAAAGCTGCCCGCCCGTCTGGTTTTCGTATTTCAGATTGAACGCAATAATCTCGCACGGCGCATTGGTGTTCCGTGCCGATTGCATCGCAATGATGCCGTCTGCCTCATAGGCCAGCGACGTATCATCATCCACGCCGAGGTCAATGAAAAGTGTGGCATTAGGCGCCACACGCATCCGCACGGCACCGCAGTAACCAATCCCCGTAACGCTCGTCCAGCTATCGCGCGTTTGCACAGCCTCAGACCAAACCGCTACATCCCAAAGGCCCGTATCCCAACGCCCGCCCGTTGTCCTAATCGTGGTCGGAACAGCGGTTGGCACTTTTTCTTTGAAGTCGGTAACGATTTCGATGGCCGGTGCCAGGTCTGCGCTAATCCGCAACACCGGCTGGATCATCTCAAACTTCTTCAGGCTGCCACGCGAGCCGAAATAGTTAAACGCCGTCTTGATGTCGCCAACGATGCCGGTGTTATTGTCCGCAAAGCCGCTGTCCCACAGACAGACAGAATCAGCCGCACCAAAATACATCTGGTCATTGGCCACAGCCCAGCAGAATGCATTGATGCCCGTAAACCGGCACCAAGCACCCGTCTGAACGTTCTGCACATACTGCTCCGACCGCGTGAGATTGGCTGTCGGGACGTTAAAGATTGCCAGCGTCCCCTTGGGATACAGCGCACCTTCCCAACCAAAGTTGTTGCGATATTTGGTCGTCGATTGCTGAAATGCGTTCTGGATTTTCTGCGTCAGCGCCACAAGGTTTTCTTGTGCGCGGTCCAGCTTCAGCGCCTGAGAAAGCGGAACGACACCGTTGGTCGTCAGCACTACCAGGTCAGAACCGTATTTGATGAGCGACCGGCGCGAGAGCGGCAGGCCGATGTCATAAACGCCAACCAGTGCCCAGTTGTTTGCGTCCGAAGGGTCAAGGCCCTGATACACAGCCACCTGTCCCTGCGTAGTGACCCACACTGCCAGATCATCGGCACCGGAACCACCATCAAGCGTCCAAGTGGCTTGGCAAAGGATTGAGCCGCCCTTGTCGAAAATCGGGCCGAGGTCCAGCAGATTAGCAGCGCCTTGGATGGCAAACGGCTCAAGGAACCAGCACCGCAGGCTATCCTCTTGCACAAAGAACAAACGGCCCTTGTGGTCCATCACGTCAACCAACGTGCGCGGGTCGAGGGTAATCACCCCAGCCGAGCCGGTAATGACCGTTGAGGCAAACGTAGAGCCGTCGTAATAGACCGGATCGACAGCCCCGTTAGCGGCAATCAAAAACGTCCCAGCGTCATTGGCAAAGTTAATCCATTGCCACCGCGCATTACCAGCACCGGAAAACACCTCAACCGGCGCATCGTTTTGATTGCTTACGTCGTAAAGCGAGCCACCCGCCGCTGCAAAAATCTTGTCGGCAGTCGTCGCGACACCACCGCGCCAAACCAAAAGCGATTCAGTCGGAAGCGGCATGCCCTCCTGCCACGGCACATAGCCCTTACGCAGTTCGACATAGCCAGCGCGGGGAATAAAGTTGTCCAGAATGACCGCGTTCTCAGGCGGCATATCAGCCAATGGCGATTGAGCATCCCATCCACCGACAGGCGCCGGGACAGCGCGTCCGATAGACACTCGCTGTTGAGTTACCGACCGTAAGGGCTGGCGACCGTATCGCTGCGCCGCTTGTCTCATATCGCCACCCATGCCCCGGAACGGTTCTGATAGCCTTGTGCGCCGATATAGAACAACCGACCGTCTGGGCTATCCGCAGCGGCTGGCAGGGCTGAACCATAGCCCGGCGCATACACTGACAGCAGCGAGTTAATCTTCTTGCGCTGCGTCTCTTGGTTTTTGGTGTCAGAAATGGTGACGAACAGAATCATCCGGGGAACCCGCCCTCTTGGATGTTTGTTGACCAGCCGTAATAGTTCCCACCCGTGCTGTCGATAATGGTGTTACCGCCATCTCTGGCCATGCGCTGATTACGCTCGCCCTGATAGGTGCGAAAATCCTCCGCGTAGTCCAAACCCTTAGACTTCAAAAATCGCCAGCGAAGGCCAAGCGGGAACAGCTTGTCATCCAGATACGTCAGGTCGGTGTCAGCAAGGAATGACGATTGCGCCGATCCGGCAGCCGATTTGGCCCAGTTTGTCGTAATGTATTCATACGCAATGGTCTGACCAACATCCGGCGTCGGGGTGACCAGAAACTGACCGTCCCGCTCAATAAACGCCAGAAACACCCTGTTTAGTTGCGGCTGGGCTTGGATAGCCTGCCACTCTTGAGGAGTAATAGGCCCGTAAATATAGCGCATCGTCGTTCTGTTAAAGAACGAGTTGGCAATAAAATGGTCCAGATCAGACGGGATTGCACTCGATTGAACCGCGCTTGCCACCGTATTAAACAGGTGTTGCCGACGCATCACCTGCCAATCGTAGGTGCCAGACAGTTCGTCGCCTTCTTCATTGGCCAGCGCGTAAAGCTGCTGAACCTGTGCGTCAGTCGAGTTTACGACTTCCGTAGGGACGGGGATGGACAGCAGACGACACGCCCGCTGGACAATCTGAAGAAGGTTCATCGCCATTGGTTAGGCCTTTGCAGGACGCCCGCGCTTTTTAGGGGCGGGGATGATTTCATGTTCCGCCACAACGTCCGTTTGGTCGTCGCTGACAGGCTGGGCTACACCGCCGGGACCATCCACCCCGTCGTGATCAAACGCTTCAATCGGCGCGTTATTGAACGCCGTCTTGAGATACATATCATATTCCGCGCCATGCGCCGCCTTGTCCGCGTCTGTAGCTACACGCGGGCCAATGACTGACGACGAATCAGCCTGAAAGCGGAACATCAGGAACTTGCCTTCCTTATAGAAGGTAGCACCAGGCTTATACATCACGTCGCGTTCAAGACCGCTCATGCCACTTCCTTCTCAATTTTGGCTTCCAACGCCAGCGCCAGTTTTTCCTCAAGCTCTCGAATGCGCTGCGTCAGTTCCGCAAGCGGCTTTTCAGCCTCCGTTTGCTCAATAAACCGCTGCGCCTTAGCACGAAGGGCTTGACCACCCATCGGGACGCATTTGGCAAGTTGGGCGTCAGACAGGCCCGCCAGAGCCTCGACAGTGCGGATATGAACGCTGTTAAGCTCAATGACCTGACTGCGGCCCACGCCCGCCCATTCCTCTAGCGGTGTGCCGCTCTCAGGGGCTTCCATGTTGGCCTTAAACGCAGCGTATTTGGTGGGCCAACGTTCGCGGTGTTCTTCCTTCACGGCAACGTCAACGATGTTCTTGTTATCGCCCGGCACGATGAGTTCCACATACTCAACGTCAGCCCAGACCTCGCGGCCCTCTTTCTCTGACAAAAAGTTGTTACGAACCGGCTTGATATGGAAACGCGGAATGATCCGGTCCCGTCCGTCTGGCGCTACATAATCCATCTATGTCCTCCGATACACAGTGTCATTTCCGATCCGCATCACGCTAGAATAGCCGGGCAGATCGGCTTTCGGGCCTAGTCCCTTTTCTTCGAGGACTATAATAGGCGAAAACTTCTCAATTGTCGCTAGTGCGCCTTTAATGGCGTCAGCCTCCGCACCTTCGATGTCCAGCCAGATCAAATCGCACTGGTCGAGGTTCAGGCTATCTATTGTCTGAACGGGGACAACCGTTCCCGGCAGCGTCTTGTGCGAACCGCAATTGTCCGTGTCGATGCGCTGAACAGCACACCAGCCAGGTTCCGCCCCGAGCGCCCCAAAATACGCTAGGGCTTCGTCATATGTGACGTTCTTGTGCAGGCATTCAAAATTGTCCTCATCCGGCTCAAACGTAATGACCTGACCGAACACCTTCGACAGCGCCAGCGGATACACCCCGACATTGCCGCCAGCTTGGACGCAAACGCGCTTCTCAACCACCAACGGCAGGACGACAGGCATAGCAGCGGCGCACTCACCAATCACCGCGTTACGGCACCGAACGTCAAAATCAGGCCACCAAAGGCCGTCAATCTGTTTCACTTTGCGAAACCCTTTTCGTCATACAAGTGCCGTTGAGCATCCACCGGATGGCAGAAGTCCGGCTCATCCAACAGCAGCAACGCCCGGTCAGCGTCGGTCAATCGCTCAGGATACCATTTGAGCGTGGCCCACGCCTTGCGCCGCTCGTTGTCGTTGCGTTCGTGATACTGACTGCTCATCGGCGCGTGTTCACAAAGATGCCAACGACTAGCAGCCACAGCAGCCAAACGGCGAGAAGGCCAAGAGCGAGCATCATGCAAGCAACCTTCCCATGTCGGGAATGAGGCCCCTCCCGTGGGCAATGACCTTAACGCCACGGTCACGCAGATACAAAAACTGCTGCTGAAACTCCATTGCCTGCCTAATCATCCACCGGGCGCAAGTGTATGTTTTGTCACCCAGCACAACGTCCATCGTCGCTTCACCGTCATTCAGGCTTTGCGAATAAGCATGGTGTGAACCCTCGGCATACGAACTGTCGAAACCATAGAGGTGGATTTTCTTATATCCCGACAGCCAAGCCAGATTAATAGCCCGAAGCCCCACAGTGCCACCGCCAGGCACTAGAACGCACGGCTTCTGGTCTGGGCCTTCGTCAAACCACGGCTTAATGATGTCCATAAGTTCATCACCGGAACCCATCGCGTTATGCCACAGCACAATATCATGCCCCGAAAGAGCATCAAACACGCACGGATGAACCTGAGAAGCGAGGAAATAGCGCACGGACATTGGCGCATCCTCGACCATGTGCAGATTTTCTTCCCGCGCATCCAGCATGACGTGACCGTCTGGGGTTAGGCCGTGCTTAATCAGATACCGCATCGCATTGTTGACGCTGATAATCTTAGCGCCGCGTCTGCGATGGTCCTTGATGGCCTGCACACTGTCCGCAAGCGAAGGACCGCCACCCACAACGACGCAAGCCTTGTCTTGATCCCCAAAGCCGGAAAACCACGCCAAATCCCGCTGCACGTTTGTCCGCACGTTGGCATAGGCAAAATCATGCGTGACGTTCATGCCCTTTAGCTCTGGCATGGCCGTGTAACCACCGACGCGCC